TCAGGCATAGTTTAGTCCTCTGTGCACAGGTTAGAATTTTCCTGTTGACACTATACCGCGCGTCCTATAGAGTGCGCAAAGTATGCCTGCGAAAGGAAAACGACATGACACTACCCAACCGATTCTGGATGCCGGAAAACCCGGAAGGCAGGTCATACGTCACGCAAGGACCACTTGCCGCTGCGCCTTATGTGGAATGCGTCCGCGTGGATAGCTTGCCGGGGTGGCAGCCTATTGAGACAGCGCCGAGGGATGGGACTTGGTTCCTCGGATTTGAGCCGGGGAAGCATTTGGAAGACCAAAACCGCGTTTGGAAATGGGTTGATGATGGGGCGGATTGGCAAGGATTTGTGGATGCGGCAGACATGAATGATTATGACGAACAACCCACCCACTGGATGCCCCTACCGGAACCGCCCGCCTAACCCACAACCCGCCACGGCACCAAAACAGGCGCGCGGCGATAGATGCCGTCCATGTATGGATCGGTTGCGAGATATGGCGTTCCCGTTACTTGCAGACGACCTGCGCTTAACCACAGATCAGTTGACTTGGCGAAATGATTAGCGACAAGCCCGACCTGATACATCAACTGCGGATGCGTAACCCATTCCGGGGCCATGATATGCACTTGAAAGCTACCCGTGTATTCGTCAGGCGTATCATCGCCAATGTATAACCCTTGCACCGGCAACCGCGCGTCTTGGATAATCCAGTAAATATCCGGCACGCCATCGGTCGCGGGCGGGTCGAAACGCTCGCCAGGATACATGACAGGCGGTAATTGCGGATAGGATTGTAGGTGATCCCGCAATTCGAGATATGTTTCGACTTCAAGATTCATCCGACTACTTTCTTTTCCGCGCCGCGCACATAGCTGGGCCACAACGCCGCGTGTTTTTCAATCCAGCCCTTGCCTTGCTGATTAAACGTCCGGCCTGCGCTGTCTGTTCCCGTAAATCCATAATTCAGGCGCGGCACGTATGCGGCCTGAGCGCCTAGCCAATAGGTATCGCCTGGGGATAGCGTGGCGATCACCAATTCCGTCGCGCCTGTTTCGTTAAACTCCGCTGCATCCGGTCTGACAGGTGGCATGTTGCTGCTAGAACCAAGCCATGACCGCCGCGCGTTGCCTGTATCAACTGGCGTATCCTCTACAACGGCCTCGGTAAAATCCTGCACGGCTTGCCGGTGCACAAGCGTCGTGTCGCGCTTGGTTTGCTTTACAAAATCAGACACTTGCGCTTTGAAGGTGGCCATGCGCTGAATTATAGCGCGGGAAGTGGTTGACGGGCAAAGCGGGGTGGTGTAGGGGTTGGGTAGATAGAAGGAGATATGACAATGACCGATCAAGAAATAGACATAAGAAACATGGACACCCGCGACCTTGAAATCCTGCAAGACTTCGAGGCAGGAATCGACGCCGCGTTACTCGTTGAAAAATACGGCGTGACCGTGGATTATATCATCGCACTGATTTTGGAGGCTTACAAAGATGACTAAACCGAACAACGGCGGGCCGGCTTTTCCGACAGACTTGGAAACAAAACCCACATTGCGGGGAATGACCCTGCGCGACTACTTCGCGGGGCAGGTAATTGTTTCAGTAAAGGGGTGGCACCCTGGTGATAAGCGGGGTAAATCCTCGGCTACCATCGCATATGAAATTGCCGACGCCATGTTGCGCGCGCGGGAGGAGTGACTATGAGACGGACCACAGAGACAGACGATGAATGGAGCGATGCGATGGAAGATCGAAAGCACCAAGCGGAACGGTCGATGTTGATTCACGACCACAAAAAAAGGTTTTGTGACACTTGAAGCGGTGGAGCGCGCTGCTCGAATATTTGGTTGTGACCAGCATACCGCAGAACAAAGATTGATGCGCGGTGAACTACCTGACGATTTGTAGTTAACGCAACAGGTCATACCTAATGGAAATAGACTGGCGACACGTGCAATTCACGATGTCGCCAGCGCCAGCCCCTAATGACGCATCATGCGGGTGCATCATCCGCGCACCGCTTGGCAAAACAAACGGCGTATCAACCCCCGTGACGGTCGTACCGCTATAAGCAACATGACCGTCGCGGGGGTCATTTCTTCCGCCCCCGTGTCGCCAAGTGCGCTCCACGGCGTAATCAGGTATCCCCGCCTCATCCATGCCATTCTTGAACGCATCAAGGCGCGCGGTTTCAACTGCCGTTGCCGTTTCCGTCCGGGCTATACGTTCACCGCGCAATGCCAGCAAGCGGTCACTGTAGCGGCCTGTGAGGCGGTTTATGTCCTTTTGCGTTACCGGCTTACCCGCCTCAATAGCGCGCCTCACAATGCCGTCTAGCCGCCTGTCACGGCGCGTCATACCTAGCACCTTACGCATCTCGACCGGATCACCGCTTGCAAGCCGCGCCCGCATATTCTGGACATAACGCGCGCTAGGTTCATCTAATCCGACAATCCCGCCAGTGCGCCGCCCGTTCTTGCCAATGCGCCCTGTCAAGTCCCGCGCAATATCCAATGGCCCGCGCCCTTGCTCATACCCCGCGCGGATAGCCGTGCGCAAGGCTTCCCGGCTTTCCTCGGCTACGTTTGTTACCAGGTTTGTGCTATACTCCGATATAAACGCATTGGCGCGCGGATTTGCTAAGTCGAACCGCACAACCGTCCGCGACATATCCGGCAAGCGCCACGTTTGCGCCTCTGTGACAGCCGCCCCCGCCGACGCATAAGTCTCTGACAATGGCGTGATAATGCCAGACAGCGCCGCACGGTTTATCCCGATAGCGTCGATTGCCGCCTCAATATCGTTGCGGCGCAGGGCTTGCACGATCCGGTTAAGCGTGGCGCGGTTGGCAACGTCCGAGATCGCCTGACGCCATGCGCGTTCCATCGCGGGGCGTTGGCGGGCTAGTAAGAGGTCAAGTTGTTGGTTTAGGGTTGCCATGGGTTACAGTATATGCTAGGTGGGGGTCGGAAAGCAAAAGGAGATATGGATATGGGAATAAGCGCAGTAGGGCTGTACAAACCCAAGGATAAATCTAACGTCGGTTCCGTTCTCCGCGCAGCGTATTGTTATGATGTTGATATGGTTGCAATTGAAGGCGCGAGAGGTGGTTCCTTAAAGCATGGCAGCAATACGCCAAAAGGGCACCGCCATATACCTACATTCACGTCTGGAAGCCTTTTAGATCATAGACCACATGATGTCCAGCTTGTGGTTATTGACCTTATCCCCGGTGTAAAATCCCTTATTGACTTCATTCATCCAGATAGGGCGTTTTACGTTTTTGGCCCCGAGGATGGGACTTTGGGAAAGCAACACACAGAAAAGGCACAACACGTAGTTTATATACCAACAAAAACTTGCATGAATTTAGCAGCTACTGTAAATGTAGTGCTTTATGATAGATTGCAAAAAAAACGCAACGGTAGCTCAGTAGGTAGAGCGTCAGATTGAAAATCTGAGCGTCGGAGGTTCGATCCCTTCCCGTTGCACCACTAACCCCTCAACACAACCTTAACAATAACCGGCGTCCCGCTTGCGGGCGTCGGCATTACCTCGATGACCTGCACCGGATCACCGTTCACCGTGACGTTTGATCCGGTGTCAATCGACACGTCGCCCGGCAACGTCGCCTCAAGGTCAGTGGCCACGATCCGTTCACCGTCAACGTATTTTTGCGATACGCCTTTAACAACTGCATTGATTGCAACGGGCGTTGGCGTTACCGTATCCAGTTCCCATTCATTCGCGGCGGGCGTTGTGGTGATCTCGATCTTGCTTAACCCGCCTTGGTCAAACTCGGCCAGAACCTCACCCGCGATGGATTGCAATTCCTCGTAAAACGTCATACCGCCGCGATGCCCCACGTTTGTCGGGTTTCAGTCAACCCCATATCCTCAAGCGCACCGACTCTCAGGAACGGCTGTAGCAAGCGCATGGCATCGCTTACAACGGTTTTACCCGCGTCGGCCCGCGCTTCCTCGGGCGTCTGGTAATACACCTCAATCGTATCCACCTTGACCCGCTTTCGCGCGCCCGTGATCGTGCCGGAGGGGGATAGTGCGCCGATGTTCTTGTGTTCCGTCCGGGCCAGCATGTGAGCGGCGTTCTTGACCTGCCACGGGACGCCATCGTAACCTTCGCGCGGGAAAGGCACTGTTTGTGCAAGCCCTTCGGATGCATCCGTGCGCCAGGGTAGCGCCACAAGGAAGGCGTTGACGCGGCGCAGTGTGGCCTCTTTCGCGGCGTTGCTGGCAGTCAGGCTATGGCCGTAATATTCAACCGCAAACGCCTCGCACTCGGCCACACTAACAAGCGCCTCTGCCGTGGTGGGGTTTGTGCCGTCATATACTTCAAGGGCCATCTAGCGCACTCCGATTAGGTTTGTGGTCAGTATAGCAGAAAAGGTGTTGACGCGGCAAAGGGGGTTGGGGTAGGGTTTATATAGTTCAAACAAAAGGAAACCGAACTATGGAATATGCAATTGTAACATTGGCAATCATTGTTTTCCCAATCGTTGTGGGGTGGTGGTGCGGGAAAAATGACGTGGACCCGAATACGGATTACGGTCGCAAATACTACGAATAACCACCCGCCTAGCCCTATTCCTCGAAACCCTAGGGATGCACCCGGACTTTTGGTCGCATCCTTGGAAACCGGAACACGCGGACAGTGAGCCGCCATTTTAGGAGAGTGACATGATCAATTACAAAGACAGAACATGGTGCGGCTCGGACTGCATCAACACCGACTGCCCGCGCAACATGACGCCGGATGAATACGACCGCGCTAAGGTATGGTGGGGTAGCGTGCCCGTGCCGATTGCGTTCGCTGATCTGTCAAAGGACTGCCCCGATTACATTGCACCCACCACACCGCCCGCGCTAGACTAGTCTTGCAAGCGCAGCGAAAGGCAGGTGATCCGGTATCTCGGAAAAGCGTCCTTCGGGGCGCTTTTTCTGTTGACGGGGGTTTGTGGGGTAGGGTAGAACATACCTAACAGCAACGCAGCGCCACGGAGGCCACCATGACCGCAACTGACATCATCGCCGCCATCATCGAGATGCACAAAGACTACGCTCCCAACGAGGTTCAAGACCTTATTAGCGGCAAGGCAATCACTTGCGACTTTGAGTTTATCCGCGAGGAGCTTGAGCCGCATGTTTCTGGCAGTGAGATGAACGCCGCTCGTGAGGCTGTCGCCTTGATTGATGATTACTTTGCGCGCGCCTAAACAAAAAAAGCCCCCGCCATCACAGCGGGGGCCGTTTAGCATCTTAGACCCTTATCAGGTAAGCGTGCCTTTGCGCAGCACGCCGGGGCGCTGGCAGATGTAGAGCGGGTAGCTATACTGCTCGTTACGGATGAATGCGTCACGGCCCGAAGGGTCGCGCAGGTTCATCGAGTAGATATTCTGGCCCGGTGCGCCAACGTAAGGCATGAACTCGTCAGCCGGTGCCATGACGTGCTTGAACATCTCAGTCGCACCGACCGGGAAGAATTTGGCTTCGGCGTCGGCAATCGCAACGTCCGAACCGTCATCGGTGCCACGGTAGTTGTGGAACGTGATGCCCCCGAAGGTAAACGCGCCGAACGCGGTGCCATCCCGAAGGTCAGCCGCAGCCGAATAGTTCAGGTAGGTATCGCGCACGGACGGATGGTTGATAAGTTCGTCATAGAACGTATCACCGACCAGAGCGTGAACCGTAGTGCTGGAAGTGAAAGCACCGCGAGCCGACCGCGCCATTGCGCGCACAACTTGGTTACAGATCGTGCGAACGTCCGTGGCATCCACGTCCAGTTCAAACGAAACTGCGGTTTCGTCGGTTTCGTCAAACTCGGTGAAGTAGTCGTAAATGGTCGAGCCGTCCGCGTCCAGCAGCTTACCCTGAATTGCGCCAAGGCGGTGCAGTTCGTGAGTAAGTTCCATGTCGTCGCGCACCCGCTGCATACGGCGGTTGTATTCCTGCATAACGACGGTGTTTTCGTCCTCGGTGCCGAAAGCGCGCCAGTTGGCGATCTCGTCAGCGTAGACAGTTTCACCTTTTGCAAGGCGAACAGTCTTGAGTGCAACAGCCGAGCGATCATCTCGGGCCAGTTCCGCAGGGGCTTCCCCTCGTGCGCTGGTCTGGATCAGGTTCATACCACCGTCACGACGGTCAACAAAAACCGTCCGCTGGCGAACCGGCTCAGCCTCAAAGATACCCAACTCGCCCAGAAGCTGTGGTTTATAGTCCATCTTGTTGACGGCACCGCTCAGCGACGTGAGCGAAAATGCGTCGGTTTCAAAGGCGTTCATCGTAGCCATATCTAAAATCCTATCTTATCGAGCGACAATGCCAAGCGAATCAAGCGCGGCGATCACTTCGGCGTCGGTGCCATCAGCGGTCAGACCGGCAATCTCTACTTCGGCATCGCGGGTGATTACGGTGTTGGTTTCGGTTTCGCCCGCCTTGACACGCTCGTACAGAATACCAGCGGCAGTCTCGGAGCCGTCAGCAGCATCGCCATCAAAAGCAACGGCAGCGCCGCCAACAATGGCGTAGACTTGGCCAGCGGGGATTTCAGCGCCGGCCCAATCGGTCGTGCTATCGAATGCTTGCGTATCGCGCGAACGGTAGCCATTCGATTCGGACACGACGAACTCGGCGGTTCGCTTGTAGTCGGTTACAGGTGCCATTACTTAGCGTCCTTCTTTTTGATAATGTCGCCCCAAGGATCTTCTTCCTTGGATTTCGCATCGCCCAGGGCTTTGCGCATTTTGTCATCGGCGGGCTTGGCTTGGTCAGCGACCTTCATCATACCCTTGATTTCCGCATCCGACGCGCCCTCAATCGCTTCGTCGCCCCAAAGATCTTTTGCCTTTTCGCGATTAGCTTGAGCGTCTGCCAGTTCCTTGACCTTGGCTTGCAGGTCATCGTCGGAAAGGATTTTACTTTCGGCATCGGCCAGTTGAGCCTTGAGATTACCGATTGCCTCGTCTTTGGCATCAATCTCGGACTTGTGATCCGCGATCAGCTTGGTAATGGTGTCAGCGTCATTGGCCGCAACTTGCACGGCCTTATCACCTACCACCACAGTGCTTAGATCAGTCATATTGACTTCCTCTTTCTGTGTGATCGGGGCCGCGCCCCAGTTTTCCGCAGTGTCGCCAATGCGGGCTTGCGATCCGGCGCGGGCTTTATCCACCAACGCCAAATGATTAATTCTGATATTCCGTTGAATAGCGTCGTATTTCTCGCCGCTTTCAGTCACACCATCCTGCATTTCAATCTCGGCGGTATATCCCGCGCTCAATTCCACCATGCCGGAATTGGCCGCATCAATTGCCGCCTTGTCTTTCAGCATAAGTGGAAGCGCAACCCATTCGCCGTCTTTCATTGCAGCGGTGCTAACCTCGCCCGCCGCGTATTCTTTCCAATTCTCACTATCCACCAAAACAGGCGGATGATTGATTGTAACCGTGGCATGGGAAAAGGATTGCAGACTATCTTGCGAAAACACTTCTTCGGGCGGGCGATAAACCCGCACAATATCGCGATCCGTAAATCCCAATTCCGCGCCAGTATACTCCTGAATACCCGTGCGAACCGCCCGCGCAACGGTGCTGATATGCCCCTCTTGCGTGGTCTTTAGGTCGCCAATTGCGGCGCGATCTGTGAAATTTTTTTTCATATCTCGGATAATACCTTATTTTTCAAGAGGGGCGCAAAGTGAACACCATCCCCATGAGCGCCATGTGATCCGGCAGGGGATCGGGCCTGTCATTCGGGCCGAGCATGGCCGTGATCCGATCCAGGGCGGGCACTTCCGGGTTGTCAGGCGTTCCGATGACCAGCGCCGCCTGCGCTCGTGTCGCGGCCTCAAGGTCAGCGTCGGGCGCGTGATCCGGGGCGGTAAGCTGGGATTGCGCATCGGCCGGAAAACCCGGCCCGCCGTGGGTGCAGGCAATCGCATAGCGCGTGCCGCCCGCGTCCCGCGCCCATACCTCGCCGAAGGTATTCACGTCGCCGGGTGCTTCCCCGAGAACGAGGGCCAGTTGATTGGCGTCGGGGATCATCGCCTCGGGCACGACGATGGTAACGCGGTAGGGAAAATTCACGTTGGCCATGTCAGGTCACTCCCGCGAGGGCTTTTACATAGGCATGAAGGTCGGCCTCTTCTTCGTCCGTCAGTCCCCGGTCGATTGCGAAGATGTAGTAGATATTGCTGGCATCGCCCCGGATTGAGGCAGCCGCCCCCGCCGTGGACAGGTCGGAATCCCATGTCGCACTCAGGCCGGTGTCGGTTTCAACAAGCACGCCATCAACATAGTGCCGCCCCTCGGTGCCGCGCTTCATGATCGTGACGACAAAGGCATCGCCGGTGGTGTCCGCCGCAGTGGTATTGTTGACGGTAAGTTCGCCCGTGGTGGCACCCGCGCGGTAGCTGCTATTCTCTAGATCACTGTTGGCCCGAGCATAGTCGCCCGTCCCCGTATCGCCCATGGTAATGGGGGATTGCTTGTTATCCGAATGCGTCGTGAAGGCCACCACCAGCGTCAGTTCGTTGGTGTTGGTCAGGCCGCTGATCGCCGCGTCCAGTTCCAGTCGCGTGCTGCCCCCGGACGCCATCAACGCATAGGCCAGGCCGCCGCTTTCGGTGTATGTCGGACGGGCCGAAGTAAATGGCGCGGAGCGGCTGTTGCCGTTCCCCGACTTGTCATCAACATGGCCAATAGGATCACCCGACGCCGTAACAGCCGTTGTGCCTGCAAGGTCGGTGTAGAGCGTAGATGTGTCCGAAAAGTCGTAGATGAACCCGTCGTCGCCCGCGCCGAAAAGCGATACGTCGTCAAAAGCAACAGTCTTTACATCCGACCACGCCCCCGCCCCGAGACTGTTCACGGCCCGGATTTCCACGTTGTCTCCGGAACCCGCAGTAGTCGCGTAGGTGCCGGTCGTGGTTGCGCCGAAGGACTGCGCCGCGCCGCCGTTGATTCGATATTCAAGGTCGGTCAGGTCGTCGAAGTTGTCGGCGGGCAGGCTCGTGATCGTCACATCACCCGCGCCGTCCACCGACCAGTCGCCGCTCACGAAGGCGTCGGGCACGTCGGCCACGGTCAGGCTAAAGCCGCTATCCGCCGAGCCTCCCGAGTTGTTTGCCCGCACCGTGACCGTGGAGGCGTCCAGCAGGCCCGTCGCGCCGGTGTTGATGGTGATTGTCCCGCCCGTGTCGATGGTCACGCCACTCGGCGCGGTCGGCAGGGACCATGTGACGCTGGACAGGTCCGCATCGCTCGAGACGATGAAGTCGCCCGAGGCGTCCACTGTCTGCGATCCAGTACTGACCTGCACAAGCTGATCCGCCAATGCCCCGGCGGCGATTGGCGCAGCGTAGGTGATCGTGCCGGTAGTATCGCTTGCCGTAGTGGTGCCTTCCGCATTCGTCGCCTCGGCTTCCAGCGTTAGCACCGCGCCCTCGTCGGCATCGACAATCGTATATGTCTGCCCATCCGTCACACTGGAGATAAGCACTGTCGCGCCGCGCTTGAGCGTGCCGCTGATCGTGCCGCTGTCCACCGCGCCGAGCGACAAAGTCAGGTCTTGCCCCACTTCCTCGGTTCCCGTGATCGAGGGCGCGGTCGTGAATACCGGTGGCGCAGGAACAACCCCGGAAGCCTCAATAGCTGCTATAGTGCCGCGTAAAATCAAGATACAAGTGCCCCGAAAACAATCCAGCTATTTGCCGCGCGCTTTATCAAGACTGCGCTTTCCCATTGGGCGGCAATCTTCAAGCCAACGTTGCTATTTACAGTCACGCCAGCCGCGCCCGCGATAGTCGTCTGGCCGGTCCCGGTTTGCGCAACAATTATCTGGGTGCCCGTTTCAAAATCAACAGTAGCGTCGGCTGGAATTGTGAGCGTATTTGCCGACCCGACATTCATTTCCACCATTTTAGAAAAATCATCAGCGACTAGCGTGTAATCCGATGTTTGCTCATTAATACCAAGGTAGAGAATGCGGTTGTAATCGCTTTCCGTAATCGCGCTAACCCAAACGCCGCTGGTCGTCACTCCAGCGGAAAGAAGTTCAGAAAGATCAGCAGTTGCCGTGCCGTCCTCAATCTGGATTTTGCCGAGATCGGTAACTTGCGGTCTGCCCGTTTTGCCTACGGTATCATAACGTTCCAATGCAACCTTGTAAAACGTCCCCCTAAGCCCAGCGCCATTTTGCCAGAGATCAGCGGCAAATTCGCCGGTCAGGTCGTCAACATCGGCAAACACAATTTCAGGCGCGATAACTGACGTTCCAGCGGTATTCTGGTCGCTGTCCCAGCCGATCAATTCAAAACGAACGCGGGCAAATTCAGGAATAGACCCGTCAGCTTCAAATACCTTGTCGCTAACTGTGCAAAGGTTAATCGCCATTTTCTATTCCGCCCTCTTTCCATTCATTCCAAGCTGCTTCAAGCCCCGGCATTCCACCAGTCTCGATCATGGTGTTGATACTGGTATCCGAAAGCACATCTTCGGGCCACATCTGCGCATCTGAAATAGACTTAAACGCGGCGGCAAGCTTGCTAATCCGCTCCGCCTTATCGTTGTCGCTTTCCTGCCACAAGCTGCGCCAATTGTAGTGGATGTCGTCTGGCCTATTGCCAAGCGCAGACCGAATTAGCACCTCGTCAAATTGGGCCATTGCCGGTTGCAGTTTGGTCTTTTGGATTTGCTGGATTTTGTCGTAATCCATTTTCAGGTCACGATCACCGGACCCGCCCAGCCCCTCTTTGCCCGATCCAAAAAGATACGCACGAGAGAAATTAGCAGCCGCGCAAACATCGTCTTGCATCTTTTCAATAATGTCAGGCAATGTCGCAAACGACATTTTCTTTTGGTCGTAGGTTGTTTCGGACCCTTCTTCGCCACCTTCCAGCATGAATAGGCCGTAGTTGCCCTTCATGTAATTGGCGGATTGCGCGGCTTTCAGGAATGCTGCCTCTTCGTCGGGGTCGGAAAGAATGCGATTTAGACCCGGCACCTTCCAAACATCGACCTTCGCCTCGAATACCAATTGCGCAATATTCTTGATCGTGGCGACGTGCTGCTCAATCGTCGTCTTTGCATTACGCAAAACGCTATCGGCTTGCTTTCCGAAAATGTAATCCGTGGGCCGCATGTTACCGTAAAGCGTCACAACCCTGGACGGATGGATGCGCACCACGCCCTGCGACGTGCTCGTGATCTCGTAATACGCCGGGAACCCATAGCCCGGCTGCATCGGATCGTCTTGCACGATCCCGTCCGAGATTTCGCGCCGCGACAGAACATTAATAAATCGCAAAGCACCACGCCGAACGCGGTTTAGATTGAGCGGCTCGGACGGATCGTCGCCAATGTCGAAATACATGTGCGCGCGCCCGTAGAGACGTGCGAGGCGGTATGCGTCGGCCAGCTTGGCAGCAACGTCAAGATCATTCTCCACCGCTTCAATCCGGCTAATGTCTGCCGCCTCAGCTTGCCACTGTCGCCAGTTGCGAGTTGCATCGTCGGCAGGTGCATCAACGATCCGCGCGGGCAGCCAGTGTTCGCGATACATATCCGACCACAGCTTGTCGGTATGCTGCGCGGGACTGGACCATGACAGCCCGGCCAGCTTATCGCGCGACGGGTCGCCAAGCCCGGCGGCAAGGTTCATAAGGCCATCAGTTAAGGTGGTGTTTGCCATGGCTTATCAGTAGCACAAAGGGGGTTGACGGCGCAAAATGGGTGGGGTAGGGTGCGGGATAGGTTAGATGAAAGGAAATGATATGACTGTTAAAGTAGGCGATAAGGTGCGGTATACAGGTGAAACAAAACATGACGTTATTAAAGACAGGGTTTACAAGGTTTCTCAAATTCTGGATGAATTCGACCGCATTCAGCCGATTAGTATTGAGGAAAAGGGCGCGCTGTTGCTGATTGATGACGCAGGGGATAATTACTGGGTTAAACAGCGCGATTACGAACCCATCACCCCGACCGAACCCACCGAATACGATTACGCCGAACAAGCCGCAAAGCACGGTATCAAGATCACGGTTACGGTTGGCGATAACGTGGTTATCTTTGATGGCAAAGGGTGATTTTACAACATGGGGCGCGTCATGTATAAAACGCGCAACCGCTTTCTGGTGGTGTGATACCTTGGTAGGGGGGCACCTCCTGAGCGCGGCTTGAAAAAGGAAAGGCAGCATTTAATTGCGGTAGCCGCTTTGCGGTGAAGCTGGGATCAGGTCCAGCCCGCGCTCAACTTATACACCGCCCCGCCTCTCAACGATGCGCAACTACGGCACTTGAATTGACAAGGCGACGGGGTTCATGGCCTGTTGCGGTGATTTTCTTGTTGACAGCACCTTTTTTGGTATGGCATGAAGGGCCTAGGAAAAGGAGATGACGTTATGACCGCCGATATCGAAGCCATCATTGATGAAGCAAAGAGACACTACGAGTTTGTTGGCCTGCGAACCGTCGAAGATGGTCACGACCCACTTGAGGAATCAAAGGTTTGGATTGACGGTGAAATTACTGAAGATGGGGTCGGCGGTGTTTGTGCCACCGATGTAGACGAGTTTACCGCTTACGCCCAGCACAACATGGCAGAAAAGAATTACCGTGTAGGTTTTTACTTTGGCGAAAACACATACATCGTCGCTGGGAATAAATCTAGCTACGGAGATGACTTGGGCGAAATAGTAATTGAAGATGCAATAGTTATCGCTCAGGTGCGGTGATCTGAATAAGATGTGATCTAAAGGGCATAGCCCGCGAGTTCGCCTTTTTGCGGACGGTCCCACCTTTGCCGCGCTTGGTCCGTCGCGGGGTATAAGTCTTCGGGGTTTTGTGTCGCTTGGGTCCACACCGGGCGCGGCTAACGGACTGCCAATTACGCCAAAGCCCCCCAATTGACTTTCGACTTGCGCATGACCGGCTCAAGCGCATACCGCAATGCGTCGATGTAATGGTTGTTCGCATCAACCGGATCGGGTCTGATCTCGCCGGACCTAGCGTCAACTTTCCAACTGTAGAGTTGGAATTCGCGTATCGTTTCCTTGCACCTGGGGTGGATTACAACGCGCTTGAATGACCGGATGAATTGAATACCATCCTCGACGCTGCCCTTGCCTTTTTTGGAACCAATCGAGCGGGGTAGCCCCCGCCGCTTGACATGGCTAATCATTGACGGCTGCGCGCTATCCCAACGGCACTCATGGCGCGCAAAGTCCGGTATCTTGGCTGTAACCCTGTCTGCCACGTCGTCTAACTCAATACCCTTACCGCCCGCCTCGTGCGCGATGTAAAGCGTATCGCCGTCTATGTATACCTGGATTGCCACGGTCGGGTCTTGCGCATACCCCCAGTCGCCGCCTTGATACGGCCCATCCCATTTATCGCCAATTTCAAATTCCCGCACGTCATAAATGCCTGCGAAAATCTGCGCTTCTGTAAGCGTGAGGAAGTCGCCTTCCCAAACGTGCTGATAAATGTCGGGACGGTTAACCAGATCATCTAGACGTTCCTGGTTTAGTTCTTCTGGAAACCAAGGATTATCTTCCCAATTCAATTGCGCAATCTTGCAATTGCTAGGCGTGCTTTCGCGAAAACGCTTATGTGTCGCGCTTTCCGGGCTTTCCGGGTTGTAAGTCACCCATATTTCCGAGCCGCTTTCGCGCACTGTTGGAATTAGCTTTCGGTATGCAACCTCGCTAGTCGGTTCGGCCTCGTCAATCCAGCACAATAGGATGCCAGCCTTTGACTTCAAGCTATCCAGATTGTGCCGTAATCCCGAGAATACGAATTTCACGCGCCGGTTTTTTGTTCGGATGTATCGTTCGCCAATCTCGAAATAATCGTCAAGCCAATCAACCGAGCGGATGGCGTTCTTGACCTCTTCCATGCTGGATTCGTCAAGACTGTTCTGGAACTCACGCGCACAAAGAACAACCCCCGACCGGCCTTCCTCCGCCCACATATAAGCCCGCACAGCGGCCATAAGGGCAAATGCGCGGGTCTTGCCACTACCCCGGCCACCATGCGCCACACGGTAGCGTGCATCGCCTGAAAATACCGGGATTAGCTTGGGGGGTAACTCAATCTTCTGCGTCGGCATCGCCGTCACTGGGCGCGACAAGTTCGATCTTGTTCGGCCGTCATGGACCCATCTTCGCTGGATAGGTCAACGCTGGATTTCGCGGTTCCAGCAATGCGGTCCACAGCCTCTTTTAGAAAGGCGTTGATCTCGGGCCGAATCATTTCGACAACATCGGACGACGCGCCTTTGGCCTCAATCTCTTGCAAAAGTGCCTCGGCCATGCGTTCCTTTGCCAAGGCGGACGCCTCTGCCGCCGCGTGCATGGCGCGATGTGCCTCGCTCGTGACGCCTAGGCGGTTGATGTCCTCGGGGCGATCACCAAAACCGCCCTTGCCGGTCGGGTTGGCTGGAGTCCCGTCTTTTTTGTAACCCTGTGGCATTCCTATCTCCGATCCACCCCCGTGGTGCCCCGATGCGGCGAAAGGAGATAGAAAAACCGCACCGGGGCTATTGACGGATAGCCGGAGGCCTGCTACCAATCAAATTCAGGATATAGCACAAAAGGAAAGGAGTGTGCAAAATGTGGAAAGAATGGCTACGCGATTTTTGGTGGATTATTCCGCTTCAGGTAGCATGGGTTTCGTTTGTCATTTGGGCAATCGTTCAAGTTATTCAGATTGGCCGCGCGGCGGTTGGAATTTAAGGAGTATTGAAATGGAAACAGGAACGCTGAAAGAGTTAAACGTAAAGCCTAGGGATGTGGTGGAGTGTGTTAGCCAATGGTATTCGAACCCTCAGCCTTATACAATTGGCAAGCATTACACTGTAAATAATTACTCCGCAGTTACTGGCGAACACAAAAACGGCGCTACAGGTATCTGCGCCAAGTGGCGCATCGTCTCCCGCGCATCCGACACCCCGAAAATATGGCGCGACATGACCGACGAGGAAAAGGGCGCGCGATGGGTCGACTGCGCTTATCTAGAAGACTACTGGAATGAAGATATTGCCTACCGCGTTAAGCCAAAGCAGGTGCGGGGAGTGGTGACGATTACAAGCATGGACGTTTCTTGGGGCTTTATGGACAAGGCACTACGATACCACCGCATTACCTTTGAAACCATCAACGGCGAGCCAGATTGCAGCACGATCAAGATGGAGGAGTTGGATTGACAGAAACGCAATACGCTCTAGCGTGGCTCCGGTTGCGGTTGACGGAATTGCACCGCGTGCCTTGGCCGGATAAAAGTTGGCTTAGGGGTAAGGCAAATACACAAGAACAGAAAGGACTATTCGATGAAAGTGACTATTGAGGATGACAAAGGCGAGATTTCAGTCTTTGAAGGGGTTGTTTATACTTACCAATTAGAACCTGAGTTTATCCTTGAAGATCAATTGCATTTTAGGCAACCAAAGAGAACGGGTTCAGGCGATCTAACAATTGAAATGCGGTATCATAACGGCCCGCGCGACTAATTTGACAATCTTGCAAAATCAATTATCCTGCCCGCAACACAAACAACGGGCGGGATTTTTTATTGTGAAACCGATTTACGAGATGACACCAGAAGAAAAGCTATGGGCAAAAAAGCTGACATTGCTCATGGTGGACGCGATTGATGGGCCAATGTCGTATCAGCCCAGCGAGTTCTATATGACGGAATACGAATCAAGGCGGGATGCGGGCGATATGATTGACAACCTGCATCCGACCTTTGTGTTTTGCTGCGATGTGGTGGACGCTGATCCTATTCGCATTCGTGAAAAGTTCATTGACGGCGAGTTGGACCGAGATGGATTGATGCGGTATTACACGATGATGAATAGGGATTAGAACCCCGCATACCTGATCATAAACACAGCCTCGTCACCGTCCAGCACGTCGGCATATTCCGGCTTTACAATCCAGCCAGGCGGGCATTCAACGGTCGCGCGCTCTTCATACTCACTGGCATGTAGCGCCACCGTGCAGGTTAGGTGATCGGCGGTAATAGGCCATTGCCCACTGACGGATTGCTGCGCGGCTAGGTTGCGATAGGTTAGGGTTGCTTGTGCCGTTCCTTGCATTTCGAGCGTGGCAGTGTCGCCGCCAGACGGTAGGTCCGATAGTGTTACGGTTTCAGCGGCAAGCGGCGTGGCGAGTAGGGTTAGGGCTAGGGATAGGCTGCGCATCACTCGTCCCCCTCTTGATCGGTGGGGATGAGGGCGATTTCGATTTGTTCCCGCCATACTACCAATGGTTCGTTCCTGCCTGTATCTATTGCTGCCGCAACACCACCTAAGACGTAGCGCAGCC